AAAGGAGATGCTACTAAGAGACCTCTCTACAAAGCCTTATCAAATTGATACTATTATCACAACATCTATGGCAACTTATTCTAGGTCATTGACATTGTTACAATTAGAGGATAAACCCGAAGAAAAGCTTATATACACAGGACCTTTGGACTCTAAGACTAGACCAGTTTGCATACGAATGTTAAAAGAGGGAGGGTTGACGCAAAGTCAAATAGATGCAAAGTATCCTGGTGCTTTAAGAGACGGGGGTGGCTTCAATTGTAGACATCAATGGCAAAGTTTGTCACCTAAGACGCAAGATAAGGAAGTGCAGCAACAAGCAAAGACTGCATATCAAGGAATGATGCAAAAAGCTAAAAAGAAAGGAAAGCCCTTTAAAGCACCAAAGACTTTAGAGGAATATTATAGATAATGCCGTTATTACCAGGAACAGGTGAGCCTTTAATAAGTTTAGCGAAGATTTTTAGTTTTTCTTCGGCATTTTTTAACTCTTTAGCAAAGAATGTTGTTACAATGCACAGAAGGCAGATTCGCCAAAAGAGAAAGGCGAGTCATACCTCAAGGCCATTTACCCCGTACACAAAGAAGTACGCAGAATTAAAATCTCAAGGTTTGGCTGCTAAGGGTAGACAGCAAATGAGTAATAGCACAGTGCCCGATCTAACATTGACGGGCGATATGTTGAATTCGATGAAAGTGCTACACGCAGGGAGAGACAATTTTAGTTATGGTATTACTGATCCCGTACAAGCAGCGAAGATGGAGGGTAATCAACTTGGAGTTTTCGGCAAGAGCGTAAGAAGAAGTAAAAAAAGAATTGTATCGTCTGAAAACAATCCAATGCCAAAAGAAATCCGTGAGATGGTCATGGAAGAGATGAGTAAGCAGGTCGTAAGACAAATTACAACCGAGCTTCGACGTGCAGGCCACGGATATAAAGTAATAACCATTTAAGGAGAATATAATGGAAAAGGACACTAAAGTTAGTGTAGAGCAGGAAGCTCAACCCGTAGAACAGGGTAATGTTCAAGAAAGTTCTGACAACACCGCTGATGTCGGATCACTTATTGCAGATGCAAAAAAATATCGTAAACAGCGGCAAGATGCTGAGGCGAAGGTAAAGGAATTGCAAGGTCAACTCGATACGAAGCAGGAAGAAGAGATGCAGAAGAATAACGAGTGGCAGGACTTAGCTACCAAGTACAAGTCTGAACGAGATGAGTATAAATCATTAGCGGATGAGGGTCAACAGATTAAAGAATCTGTGCGAAAAGACCTTCTGGGTCAGTTATCAGATGAGGATAGGGAATTTGCAATCGATTTGTCAACTGAGAAGTTGCAAAAGTTTGTGACCCGATCATTTAATAATAAAGTTAAAACGAATGAGTCTTCTTCGACTCCTATGCCAGATAGAACAGTGAATCCGTTTGCGGAAATGAACAAGGACGAGAGGCGTAGGAACTGGAGTAAGGTTCTTTCAAATTACGCTAAAAAATAGCGTGGAAAGTAGTAAATAACTATGGCATTATCAGAAAATTTTGCTGGTGCATCGGTTACCACTACCACAGCTGCTAAATAAAATTGGCAGCTCTAAATCGAGGAATTAAGCGGGAACCCTAAGTCTTAGATAAGGGAATCCGAACCGAAGGCTAATCAAAGATTAGTCAGGGGCAGAGCATAGATACTGAAAAGATATAATGTATCCAAGAGGCCTCGACAACGAAAGTTGAAAAGATATGCCGAGCTTTAGGGAAACCTAAAGAAGTAGAGGATAAAAAGCCACTACGATAACAACTGAATTTTATACCTGAGATTTGGACAGATGGTGTAAGTGCATACTTAGAGCGCAATCTTGTGTTCGAACAATGTGTTGACACATCTCTAAATGGCCTTGTCAAAGGTAATAAAGGTGATACATATCATATCCCTAAATTAGCAGAGGTGAGTGATGCCGCTAAAGCAGCAGAAACACTCGTAACTTACGCAGCTTCAACTCATGCAAAAGCCGATCTTACGATCGATCAGCATCGTTACGCTGCAAAACTCGTTGAGGACATAGCAAGTGTCCAGTCTATCCCTGGCCTTTTTGAAAAAGAAGTTAGTGGAATGGCTTACGCTCTTGCTAAGACCTATGACGCATTTATTGAGTCAAAAGTTGAAGCGGCTACGACTAATAGTACCGCTTTGGGAACTGACAACGTAATCACAGCTGCAGAAATCAGAGGCGGAATGAAGACTTTGATGGAAGCTGATGTAGACACAAATGAGTGTCACTTTGTTGTTTCTCCTGCATTGTATACTGCAATGCTTGGAATTTCTGACTTCGTAGATGCTTCTAAGATGGGCGCAGGTCCTTCCGGATTGAAGAATGGCCAGATCGGTATGCTCTATGGGATGCCAGTTCTGCACTCTACTGTCATGGGAAGCTCGGGCTCTACGGGAGTGGAAGTTGGATACATTTTTCATCCTTCAGCCGTTTCCGCAGCTAGACAACTTGAGCCAAGAGTACAAGCTGAGTACAGCGTGGACTTCTTAGGTACTAAGGTTGTCACCGATATGCTTTACGGAGCAGTCACAGTTTTTGAGGATAGAATCCAAGAGTTCAAGAATCCTTAATCACTAATGGGAGTTTTATGGGGGCCTTATGGTCCCCATTCCCTTAATTATTTAAAATTTATGGCATATAAACGAAAACCTTTAAGTGCAACAGTAAGAAAAACCTTAAAATCTAAGGCAAAGTCTAGTGGTTATGCTTATTCTACATTAGCCAAGGTCTATCGTAGAGGCCAAGGAGCTTATTTAAGTTCAGGCTCTAGACCTAAAACTACAATGGCTTCCTGGTCTATGGGTAGAGTAAATAGCTATATTCGTGGATCACGAAAGCATGATACTGACTTAAGGAGAAAAAGACGTGCGAAGAAGAAGAGTACCAAAAGATAAAAAGACAGGTTTACCTAAAAAGTATCTTAGCGGTAGAAAAGGTCGCAAAAGGTCACGTCGTGCTAGTGTTATAAAGAAAGTATCTAGTCTTTATAAAAGTGGTAAGAAAATACCAAAATCATTATTAAAGAAAAGGTCTAAATATTAATGGCTAAAAATTTAAAAGGTATTAATCTAAAGGGTTTAACAAGAAGCCAGAAGTCACAAATGCAAACGCACAAAGTACACCATACCAAAAGACATCTTTCCAAGATGGCAACAATGATGCGAAAAGGCAAGACCTTTAAACAGTCTCACACTATAGCACAGAGGATAGTAGGTAAATGATTACATATAGAGGCGTAAAATTCTCAGGTTACAATAAACCTAAGAAAACTCCAGGTCATAAGACTAAAAGTCACGCAGTTTTAGCTAAAAAGGGTTCACAGGTTAAGTTAATTCGCTTTGGCCAACAAGGGGTAAGTGGTGCTGGTAAGAATCCAAAAACAAAAAAAGGTAAAGCACGAAGAAAATCATTCTTAGCAAGACATCGTAAGAATATTGCTAAAGGTAGGTTCTCAGCGGCATATTGGTCAGCTCGTGTGAAATGGTAGTATGTTTATAACTCACGACTACAAATGTAACAAATGTAACAAAGTTTTTGAACTAATGCTTAGAGAAGATGAAATGCCCAAGTGTAAATGTGGCAATAAAAATCTAGAAAAACTTATGAGCGCTCCATTGTTTGAATTAAAAGGTAATGGTTGGCCAGGTAAAGAGTTTAAAGCGCAGTCAGACTGTAGAAAGATGTCCGAAGGCAAAACTATCTAGTGTAGTCTATTAGCTTTTTAAATAGAACGTACAACGAAAGGATTAAGTGTGGCTAATTATAATTCAGACCATACCGGAGCAGAAATAGATAGTGCCATTGATCGAGCTAAAAGCACAAGCGTAGCCGCGGGCACAGTCTCTGCTAGTAAAGCGGTCATAGTAGATTCAAACAAAGATATTACGGGATTCAGAAACCTAACGGGTACTGGAACTGCGACTTTTGATAGTTTTGTAAGCACTGGTAATTCTACCATAGGTAATGCTGCAAGTGATACTCTTGCTATAAATTCAACCATTACAACAGATTTAATATTTGAAGGCTCATCCGCGGATGCAAATGAGCTAACGCTAACACCAGGAAACCCTAGTGCTGATCGCACATTAACCTTACCCGACGCAACGGACACTTTGATAGGTAAGGCAACAACGGATACCTTAACAAATAAAACGCTAACAGCTCCCGATATAAACGCAGGAACTGTCGATGCGATCACAAGTTTCACAGTTGCAAATAGTGTAGACATCGGAAATCATACAATGACAATGAATGGATTGACCTTAGATGGCACATTCACCGATGGCACTATGTCTATAGCTAGTGGTTCAATTTCAAGTGCTGTAAATGGTACGTTCTCAGGTACAGTACAATACGGAAGTTTATCTGACGGGTCCATAACTATAACTGCTTTTGCTGATGAAGATGATATGAGTAGTAACTCTGCCACATTGGTTCCTACTCAACAATCTGTCAAAGCGTATGTAGATAGTCAAGTAACTGCTCAAGATTTAGATTTTCAAGGAGATAGTGGGGGAGCCTTATCCATTGACTTGGATAGTGAGACTTTAGACATTGCCGGAGATGGAGCTGGTATATCAACTGCTGGTAGTGGTAACCAAATCACGATTAGTGGAGACCATGACTCTTTAACAAACTTTGTAGCTAATGAGCATATAGACCATACATCGGTTACCTTAACTGCTGGAAATGGATTGAGTGGTGGAGGTACGATCGCAGCTAACAGAACCTTTGCGCTAGACCTTAATGAGTTAACTGCAAAAACAAGTATCGTAGATGCAGACACCATTGCAATCGTAGACTCTGCTGATTCAAATGCCTCTAAGAAGATTACTTTTGAGAATCTAGAGGACGCAATATTTAGCTCAGTGTCAGGAGACATAGCAATAGCAGAAGACGGAGCTGCTACGATCCAAGCCAATAGTGTTGCTTTAGCTACCGATACAACAGGTGATTTTGTTAACAGCATAACCGCAGGAACTGGTATCACATCTACTGGTGCGACGAGTGGTGAGAACATCTCTCACTCATTGAGTATTGATGCTGCTCAAACCGGTATCACTTCTTTATTAGCGACCGATATTAAGATCGGTGAAGATAATGAAACCAAGATTGATTTTGAAGATGCTAATAAAATTAATTTTTACGCTGGGAACGAAAAGCAATTAATTCTTGAAGATGGTGCTTTATACCCAGGGTCAGACAATATAATCGATCTTGGTAAATCTGATAACGAATTTAAAGATGGATACTTTGATGGCACAGTCACAGCCGATGCTTTTGCTGGTCCATTGACTGGTGCAGTTACAGGTAATGCAGATACTTCAACCTTAGCGTCTACTGTTACTGTTGCCGATAGTTCAGCCAATACAAACTTCCCAGTTGTATTCCATAATGAATCAAATGGGTTGTTAGATGATACCGGTGCTTTAAGATATAACCCAAGCACAGGTGAATTATTAGTTCCAAAGTTAACTGTGGCTGGTACAACTACGACTGTTGATACAGTTACGATGAACGCAGCAAATGCAATTGTATTTGAGGGTGCGACTGCTGATAGCAATGAAACAACTCTAAGCATTGTTGATCCGACTGCTGACCATACACAATTTTTAATAAATCAAGGTGGATATATACCAGTCTTAGCAGCAGCTACGACAACTGCAATCACATCTACTCCAGAAGAGTTAAATATTCTAGACGGAGTTACGAGTACAGCGGCAGAATTGAACATCTTAGATGGAGTCACAAGCACAGCTGCTGAATTAAATATATTAGATGGTGCAAACATAACAACAGCAGAACTGAATATAATTGATGGAGATACTTCTGCAACCTCAACAACTGTAGCAGATGCTGATCGTGTAGTTATGAACGATGGTGGTGTGATGAAACAAGTAGCAGTTACTGATCTTGCAGCTTACTTTGATGATGAGATTACAGCTATGCCTAATCTTGTAACAACTGGTGCTATAAACTCAGGTTCAATTACAAGTGGATTTGGAAGCATTAATATAGGTTCATCAACTTTCAATACAACAGGAACTGGGTCATTTGGAACTATTCAACTTAGCACACTAGAAAGCAATGCTACTGATACTGGCTTTACATTATCAATGCTTGACAACAACGCATCAGCTATATCTTTTAAACAAGCTACAAATGAATACATGAAGTTCGTAACTACTGATGGAAGTGAGAAGATTGTTTTCTCAAAAGATTTAGATATAGATAGTGCTGTGCAAATTGACGCTACTTTTACAAGTGGTGTAGATGGGCAAGGATACGACACTAAATTTTTTGGCGATACTTCTAGTGCATATATGATGTGGGATACTTCAGAAGATGCTTTAGTTTTTGGTGGTTCAGCCGTCATTTCTACACAAGATGCAACTGTTTCTGGTGTTTTAAAATCAA